CTACGGCGCCGAGACCTTGTACTGGAAGACAACATTCAGCTTGATGTTCCCCACCGAGTCGTGGAAGCCGCCGTCGTTGAGCAGGAACAGCGTGCGCGAGGTCTTGTCGTAGTAGAACCCCTCGGGCGCGAGCGCGTCGTTCAACGGTCCCCACTTCGCCGCTTCCGTGTTGGCCGCCAGGTCATAGACCCGGATGTTTGCCCGGACGCCGTTCGCCCCGTACTGGTAGAACAGCCGGCCGTCGATCATCTGGAAGTGGTCGGGGTTGTTGGCCAGGGTGATCGTCGCGAGGATGCGAGTGGCAGCAGCAGGGTCGGCATCGATGCAGTGCACGGTGGTGCCGCTGTTGCTGCCAACCCACAGAGCACCGCGGCCGGTTCCGCGCGAGGCATCGAATGCCAGCGCGTTGGGGTTGAACCCAGCCAACCCGAGATCGGCCATGACGATGCGATCAGACACGACCTCCTGCTGCGCCTGCGCGCCATAGATGGCGTAGTTCCGGATCGTCCCGTTCTCCGAGCAGGCGGCCCACACGGTCGCGCTCGCCGCCAACGTATCGCACGCAACGCCCTGCAGGCTGGCACCGGTGTAGCCGCAGGGGATCTTCATCAGGATGCGGCTGTGCTGCGGATCGGTGATCAGGATCTCGCCCTCGTTCGGGCTCCCGTCTCCTTCGCGGAGCCGACCGTCGTTGCCGTTGGCAAAGCAGCCCTTGAACCCACCCGATGGAATGGGCGAAATTCCGGTGCCGGTGAACCCAGGCACCGCCCGGCCGGGCGTTGAGTCCGGCAGTACCCTGTAGGTCTGCCAGTCGTTGCTCGTCAGGTCCTGCGATGCCATCTTCGACTCCAGCCCTGCCAGAGATCCCGCCATAGGCACCGCGCTGATGCGCTCGACCTCCACAGTGCCCGCGTTGCGCTGCGCTGCCCAGACCGTGCCTAGGGGAACTCCGGCCACCGAGACGCTGGCCTCCTGGCCGGTCGGCGAGATTGCCGTGACACTGCCGGTGTTGTCAGCGCGTGTAACCACCCTCACGCGAACCTGTTGCCCGACGCTGAACGCCATGGAGGCGACTACCCCACCGGCCACCACCCCGTTGTTGCCGTTGAGCACACCGACGAACCCATTGGTCAGGTACGCGAAGACCAAGCGCGTAGCCGGATCGTCTCCGATCGCGATCAGCGCCCCTCCGGCGCCGCTGGTGACGGTGGCCACCGCCTCGTACTCCATCGACCCAAGCGGCTGCCGCGACATGCCGATCTTTGCTAGATAGATGCCGGTCGCCGTGAGGCTCATCCGCAGCTTGCCGCCAGAGAGCAGCCAGCGCTGCGTCGACACGGCACCGGTCGTGGCCGCGTAGAGGCCGTCAACATTCTCGGCGCGGAAGCCGACCGCGAAAGCGCTGCCGGCCTTGTTCATCGAGTCCACCAGTTGCTTTGGGTCTTCCGCTGGGACGTGCTGCACCTGGAAGCGGCTGATCTTGCCCGTGTCGCCCACCGCGGACCGGCGCCACACAGCCCAAACGGATCCGAGCGGGATGCCGACCAGGTTCAGGCGCAGGATCGCACCAGACGGATGCGTCGCCACTGCCCACCCCGAGCCGTCCGGCTTGACGGCTAGCTCAATGCGTGCGGCCTGCCCCGCCGCGAACGCCATTCCCGCGTCGCTCACCGTCTGCCCGCTGACTACAGCGCCGGCTGAGTCCACTACAGAGAGCGCGCCAGCGTTGTTGTACCAGATGCCTCGGAAGGCAGTTTGACTGTCGCCGAATCCGACGAAAGGACCGTAGGTTCCTGCTGAGATTGCGTCCATCTGGACTTCCATGGTCAAGCGGACAGTCGCATCCTGGTACCGCCGCTGGCCGGTTCCGAATAGCCGAATGAATGCACTGGCCCCCACTGGTGACACGAAGAGCTCGCCGCCTGCCACGGAGAACGGAAGATTGGCGGGACTGAGCAGATCCTGACTGTAAGGGCCGAACACTTGGCCGGTAGCAAAGCCATCTCGATGCAAGAAGTCGATCGTACGAGGATTCGCAGCGGCGGCATCGAGCTTGTCTGCAACCATGTCGGCGCTCACCCAGTGCCAACCAGACGCTGTCCAGGTGTAGTTGCCGGCATTGGGCACGGCAAGCCCGCTGATAACGTCGACATGAGTTCCCGTGTCGCTACTTGGCACCGTGGCGCCCTGACCGAGGTATTCCCCTTGACGCGCCATCAAAGGAAGCGCCCCACCACTATTCCAGCTTGTCGCGCTGAACTTATCCGTCGAGATTGCGGCGGCGACCTGGTCGATGGCAGCCTGAACCCAAGCCGAAGGGGGAGCGTCACTGAACGGGAACTGCGCAAGGCGTCCGGTGGCTCGATCAACCCCAACGACGGTGTCAGTCCGACCCGGCGGCCGCCGAGGGAGATCTGCCGCGGGCAGTACGCTAAGGTCATTCACGTTCATCGAAAGCCCCCTTACAGAACGGCCGAGGCGTCGAATGCCCCGGGATTGATGTTCGCCAATGCGAGCGCCTGGCGAATGCTCACGTCCTGCAGCGCCTGCTCGCTCCAGGTGATCAATTCCGGGCTTTCGCCCAAGAGCGCCAGTAGAACGTCCCGCGCCACCTGATCAGCCATGCCCGGGCGCGGATCGGAATACATGAATGATCGCTCGACAGGTCGACCATCGATGCCAAGCACTGACTCACCATCTTCGGTAATAGCGCGCACGGATCCTGCGAACTGAACGCGCCCACCGGTAACCGTCCGGTTGCAGACCACCGCCACCAGCTCGCCGCTGTCGAGTTCTACCGCCGATTCGCCCTCGCGGACCGGCACTCGCTCCTTCTTTACATAACTCACTTGATTTGCTCCTGGTATGCGGGATTCTTGGCGCCACCACTGCCGCCGCCACCGCCGATGCTTCCGCCGCCGGTGCTACTGCCACCTGCCGCAGGGAAAGTGACGGCCACAGCAGACAAGGCAACGCGCCCATTAACGTTGGCTGTTTCGACGACATTGGTGGTCACGCCCAACACCTTGCTGCCACCCTCCAGCCGGGGATCGTCATAGAACAAATAAGCCACGAGCTTCTCCCCGGCCGCCCCCGTGACAGTGGCGCTGCTGGCACCGTAGAGAACCGATACCGAGCCGATGATCAGCGTCCCCGCGGTCACGCTGATCGTGGCCACCGAAGCGCCCTCAGCATCGCTGCTGGCCGCGTAGGTGACCGATGTGGACATATCCCACATAGCCTGCTGATTGCCGATGTTGGGAAGCGCTGCGGCACCCACCCGGTTGGTGTCTGGCACCTCGACCTGAATATCTACCCACGCAGACACACGGCCATTCACACCCACGGAGCGGATCTGCGCTTCGTACTGGGTGCCGCGCTGCATTTCGCGCACAGCGAAGACCTGGCCGACCACCTGGCTGCGGTACTGCCAGGCTTGGTCGGGAGAACCCACGGGACGAAAGCGCAACTCATACGCTGCGGTTGGAACGGTCATCGCAGCGCCTCGATCGTGTTGTATCCATGCCGAGGCGACGTACCGATGCGGACCACAGCGGTCGGGATTCCGGCGTCATCGACCTCGTCACTGAGCGGCGAAGACACCGCAACAGTCACCTGCGGCAACGCTGGAAGCCCGTAGTCCCTCCCGCTCACCTCGCTGATGATGTGGTCCGGGGCCCCCTTCCAATACGGGTCCACCCGCGAATCAAACGCCACTGCAGTGAAGGTCGAAGACAGATCCTCGTCATAGCGGACACCGGTGATGATCAACGTTGAGGTTTCAAAGCCGCGCTCGCCGATCACAACACCGTCCCCGGCCGCGATGCCAGCCGGCATACTCTCCAGATAGAACGTATTCGTGAACGCACTATGGGGAACACAGTTCACCTTGCGCTTGCCACCGGTGGCGGTGCGCAGCTGGACGCCATAGAGCTTGCTCACGTCCGTGTAGATCTCGGTATCCAAGGTGAGCGTCGCCGCACCACTGCCGTCCGGCGATCCGCTCGCCAGCTTGACGACTCGGCCCCAGCCAGTCCCCCATTCGGCCACATCGTGGGCCACGTCGACCACGTCGCCACGCACGATGCCGAGCCCCGAGATATCGGTGCTGAAGGTGTAGACCGTGTTGCGGTACAGAGCCTGCGCGAGGTGGTACCGCGCCAACTTCCATGCCTGCTTGGGAAGCATCGCCGCGTCCAGCTGTAACGTCTCGAAACTGGTCGCTGCCGGCTCTGCGGAGGCGTTACCTCGGGCGTCCATACCGCGGTAGCTGTAGCCGTCCTGGACGACGATGATCTCGTCGTCCTGCCAGTCAGCCTCCGGATTCTTGAATTGCACACGTAGGGCATTCGGCACCTTGACGAACTGACGTGTGGCGCTGAAATCCTTGATGTCCAAGGGCGACAACACCGCGCTGGCCTCAGACGTGTTGCGGTCGAAGACCACGCAATAGCGACCATCGCGGTTGCCGATGTCCCCAAGCGCACAACCCAGCACCTTGCCAAGCAAATCGCGGGCCGTCATCTGCCCGTCAACCACCATCCGGCACTCCAGCTCATTGGCTGTGCAGAACGCCGCATAGTCGGCAAACGAGTTCAGGTCGATACGCGAGGCAGGCACGTGCTCGGTCAGTGCCGGGCTCTGCGTCATCAGCCAGTAGGCCACCCACGCTGGGCTGAGCGAATACTGGTTCGCCCACGTATTGCTGCTGCGGCGATACACGGGGATGATCGCCTTTGCCAGGGCGCTGAAGGTTTGCAACGTGCCCGACAACTGGTCGGTGGCCTGCACGCGCACATTGAGCTTCAGCGTGCCGGTGGTGCTGGGGTCGGTGTAGCGAATGCTGCGAAAAGACGTCCAGATCGCCCCATCCGACCACGTGCGGCTGGTCTGGTTTTTCCGCGCAACCCGCGTCACCCGAACTTCGTACTGGCCGGCAGCGACGTCCCACGCGACGCCGGCGCCGAACGGATCACGGGTCTGCTCCCACGCAAGGTACAGCCCGGGCGCCGGGGCCGTGGTCGGATACTCGCTAGCGCCGGGCACCCAGCTGCTGGCCAGCTTGGACAGCCTCGGGCTCGATGGCGTCAGCCAAGCCGTGGATCCGACCGGTCGGTATTCGACCCGCCAGAGCACCCACATGGGCCAGCCCTTGTCCAGGGAGTCGCCGAACACCTTCAGGCCGCTGGAGAACAGCAAATCCAGACTGATCGCATCCACGCCCTGGGCGGTGGTGCGCGTCACCTGGTCCCCCTCGGCATTCATCGTGGCGTTGACCGCCTGCTCGTCAATGTCGTTGGTATAGAGTTTGGCAGGAGGCGACCCCGGCCAGCTCAGCTCCCACTGGAAGCCTGTGAAGTTCCCGGCGGGCGTATCACCAATGCGCATGTCAGACACATTGATCACACCGAAGCCTAGATCGAACATGCAGCACTGATAGGCGGTGTAACCCACCACGTCGGTGTACGGCATGGCTGCATGGGTCGGATACAGGCGATGCTCACCCAGAACCAAAGGGATCACGCCATACGGATTGATCTGATTGGATGACCCCGTCAGCGCGTTCCAGGCGCGCTGGGCGTCGGAGCCTCCGCCAGCACCGACTGGGACCGACACAAGGGCGCTCACCGCCAAAGAGGCGACCATCGTGATACCGGTGGCGATCGCATTACCGGCCGCGGCACTCCAACCCATACCCTTAGCCATTGCCGCGCCCCAAGCCGGTGCGAAGTAGGCGACCACGATCATGGCAACCGCAGCCACAATTTGGCGCGCTCCACCCTTGGCCAACCCCTGACGCAGCACGTCGATCCGCACGCCATGCTTTGGCTTCAGGCGGGACCAGAACGCGCGAGGCACCACATGGCCACCCACCCGCACCACCAGGTCGTCAGACAGCTGAGCAGCGCCACAGACCTCCAGCAGCATCTGTTCGATACTCTGGCCTGGAGTGGCGTAGAAGACGCCCGGCTCTGCGAACTCATGGGCACGAAGGTGGATAGGGGCCGGAGTCATTGCGCACCGCCTACGTAGCGGTAGAAGCCCTCGATGCGGGCCTCCCACATCGGGGATCCCAACCGCTCGCGGCGGCTGGTTCGCCCCTCTTCGACATGCAGGAACTCGCCGCTGCCCATGCACACACCCACGTGCCCCGGCGCCCCGAGGAAGTTGAACACGACGATATCGAACGGAGCAGGCTGCTCCACCCGGGCCCAGCCATGGGCCTGTTCGGGCGTGTCGACTGACGGCATGGGAATGCCCTGCTCTGCCAGCACCAGCCGGGCAAACTCACGGCAAAACTTGTCGCCTTGATAGGCAATGCCGATCCACTTTCTCATACGAACAATCCGGGCGAGTTCGAGGGGGTATAGGTCTGGCCAGGCACGCCCTGGTTAAGGAAGTCCTCTTGGTAGCCGATCTGCACACCCAGCTCCATCAGGTCCCAATCGACCTGAAGTGCGGTGAAGTTGAACGGGCCCATCTCCACCTGGCTGGGCTGGCTCGCCAGCACTACTTCCAGGCGGACCTGCGGGCGCGGCCCCTGAAGCGACTTGATCTGCCGGGTGATATCCCGGTCCACGTTATCGATGCGCAGCGCCACGTTGGGCGCGGCGTCGTCCGTGTCATCCGGCATAGATGCTTCGAACGAGTAGGGCTGGAATGTGACAGACCCACGGGTGACCGCCTCGGTGTTGTTGACGATCCGAATGGTTTCCATATCCGGGTGCGTGATAGTCAGCAGGCACAGCCATACCTCGGCCGTGTCTTCGGCGAGGATCGAGCGCGCAGCAGCGGAAGAGAGGACACGGGGCATCAGGTCGTGGGCCAGTTATGGGTATCGTAGAAATCGAGCAGGAACTGCCCTTCGTAGGTGGCCACCACCAGCAGGCTCAGCTCCACCTTCCACATGTCCTGCCACTTCACGTAGGCAGGCCGACCGAGGAACTTGTAGGTGGCGTAGCTGGATCCCTGACCAGGCCAGCGCCAGTCCCACCAGTAGAACGAGAGGATCCGGCGAACGCTGATGTTGTAGAAGTCCATCAACGTCTTCAGCTGGGCAGGGGTCAGGTACACCGTGCAGTTGAACTGCTCCAGTGAATTGGTCCGCGTCGGCCGGGTCTTGGTGCCCGCGCCAACGCTGGTGCGCAATACGTCATCTCCGTGTGGCGCAAAGGCCAAACTCTCGTTCTCAGGGTCAGGGATGCTGCCGGGCATGAACAGGTCAACCACCGCGGTTCCCCCTATAGTTCAGGCCATAGCGATCGCGCAGATCGCGGTCAAACGCGCCGCCACGAATCTGGCCACGCATCAGGTCCTTGAGCATCACGGTGACGTCCAGGTTGCCACCGCCTTCGCCAGCCACCTGAACAGCAGACGAGTCGGTCTGGACGCCATTGATGTACACGCTGACATCGCCGTACCCACCGGCGCCGGCGCCGGTGCCGGCACGCATCGAAGCATCGTAGGCAGCCGTCTGATTGCGCGAAAGCACACGCTCGCCGGTCTGCAGCACGGTCAGGCGCTCATCGTTCTTCAAGCCAATATGGCCGCCGCCGTGATAGCGCGGCGCTTGGCCAGCGAGCAGTGAACTGACGGGAAGCCGCACCTTCGCGCCACCGGTACCGATACGACCGCCCGTGTGGCGCTTGCCCGCCGCCACCGTAGCGCCGGTATTGCCTGCAGGCGCAGTTCCCCAGTTTCCGAACAGCGCCGAGATCCCACGAAGCGCAGCTTCCTGCGCCGCCATCCGAGCCACGTTGGCAATGAAGCTCTTCACCATATCGGCGAAGGCCTCCTTGAACCCCTTTGTTTTCGTGGACAGATCGGCAAGGAAGTCGCCAAACGCCCCGGCGGCGTTATCCTGAATCTTCTGCGCCCATACCTGCTGGGACTGCAGGACTTGGCCGATCTCAGTGTCAATCTCTCGCAGCCCAGCCACCGCTGCGGCATGCTCCGGCGACCCTTTTGCATAGGCAGCCATGGCTTCTACGGCTGCAATACGAAGTGCCTGCAGGTCTGCCAGCGCTTCCGCGCGAGCCGCCGCGAGCTGGGCCTCACCTTCACCGTAGCCCATCATTCCGCCGCTGACCTGCGCGCTGATGTTGGTTTCCCGACCCTGAAGCTGCGCCGTGACGCGTCCCATCGCGTCACGCAATTCATCGGACTTGGCCTTGGCCACCAAGCGGTCAATGAGACTGTTGACCAATGCCTGGCCAGTGGCGTCACCCTCGGCCCGCAGCCGTCGCAGCAAGCCAGCGTACTGCGCTTCCAGCTCCGCGCGCTGGGCCTGCCCCGCCTTGCCGTCCAGCTCCAGGAGGCTGCCTTTTACGCTATCCAGCGACTTGGCGAGGTCAAGTTCCGCCTTCTTCTGCTCAGTGGCAGCCACGGTCGCCACTTCAGCGCGATCGCGCTGCAATTTGATGATCTGCTCTTCGATGCGACGCCGACCTGCTGCGTCGGTTGTGGATGCCCGCTCGGCCCGAGCCTGGTCTATTTCAAGATCGATTGACTTCTGCTGCAAAGCAGTGCGCTGAGCAAAGTAGTCGGCGATTGATACGCTGTTCTCTTGGTACATCCTGTCAAGCTCTGACAATGCTCGACGCACGCCGTCAATCAGAAGCGCATTGGACTTCGTCAGTGCCGCGCCCACGGCGTCCGCTCCGTCGGCGACGGGCTTGAGCATCTGATCAATACCCGTGGTGAGAATGTTGAACATTGCCTCGTCCCACTCTGCCAACATCGCTTCCGCAGCGTCCGCCTGTGCTTTGGCACGCGTCACTCGCGGATCATTCTCACCAAGGCTTGCTCGTGCGCCCCCGAGCGGCCCACCGCCCCCAACGGCGAATCCGGTAGCCTTCGCTTCGTACTGCGCGGCCTGAAGATGCGCCTTGGCCGCATTCAGTGTTTGAATGGCCTCCTCGCGCTTTGCCTTCGCCAATTCGAATGCTTGATCCCTCGCCGTTTTCGATATCTCGGCAACATCCTTCAGCGCCCGCTTGTGCGCCTCGGCCGCCTCCGTCGCGTCCTGAGTCCGCTGGTACAAGTAATACATCGCAGTGGTCAGGGCAGTAATGGCCAAGGTCACCGGACCGCCAGCCAACGCCAGCGCAGCCTGCAGGCCTCTCGCAGCCGATGTTGACGCGAACAAGCCCGCCCGCAATGCGACGAGCCAGGCGATAACGGCACGCCCGCCCGTCAGGAGCAATGGAATAGCGCGGCCAACCAGCTGCCCGGCAATTACGGCGAGCAGAAGATCAAAGTTCTTCACAACCAGCTCTACTGCGCGCGCCAAGGACGCTAGATACCGGACGCCGTCCTGGGCGATGAAGCGCGCAAATCCAGCTACAACACCAAGGATCGCATCAACCATCTCGGAGGCGGCGGCCCTTAGCTCCGGCGAACCAAGGGCCTTAGCCACACTGTTGATAGCCTGAGTAACTCCAGAAAGACTTCCCCCTGCAGAACCATCCACCAGCTCTTTGAGCGAATTCCCGACCGCAGTCAGGGCACCACCAAAGGTGTTTCGGGCAGCAGCGGCAGCTCCAGCGTAACTCTCCGCCATCGCCTCAAGGACGATCTGCTGCGCTTCGGCGGTGCGCCCAGTCGCCTCCATCACTTTCATCTGCTGCTTCTGCTGCTCGCTGAACTTGAAGCCCTGCTTGGTCAGCGCAGCGACACCTTGAGACGGCTTGTCGAGCGCCTTACCGATGGTCTCAGCGGATTGCTCGATGTTTTCGCCCAAGCGAGCTGACTGATCGATCGCCATCTGCAGAGCCTGCGGGAACTGCTTACCGACGATGCCCGTGTAGGACAGGAGACGGGTCTGAGCTTTGACAATTTCACCACTCGAATGAGTGGTGGACGCCGAAAGGCTACTGGCCATCTCCAGCAATTGTTTGGCGGTGTACCCGGCCTGCTGCCCGGTAGATGCCAACACGGCTTGGAGCTGTGCCACTTCGTCTGCCGCGTCGCGGGTCTCAGAAATGATCGCCTTGAACACGGTTCCCACCGTCACGCCCGCGAAGAGACCGCCGACCACATTGCGCAGGTTGCTGAAGCTGTCAGTGATGCCCTTCAGGTCGATGGACTTGGCAGCCTCCTGCCTGAACTTGCCAAAGTCCGAACGGATCATGGCCAAGCCCTGCTTGATATCGTTGATATCGGCAGAGATCCGGACTCGCAGGTTGGGATCGTTGTTTGCCATTTCAGCCTGTCAGCTTGCCGAGGTACTTGGAGAAGTCCGCCGAATCGAACTGGGCGGCGCGGAGGTTGAGTAGTTCGTCAGCCAGTGCGCGCTTCGCCGCGCGTGCCGCCGCCTCGGAGAACGCCTTGAACTGGGCCAAGGTGTAACCCTTGATATCGCCGAAGCGGTGCCCCGCCCCGATCAGGAGCTGGAGGCTATCGGCCCAGGACCACGGAACAGATTCCGCAGGCCGCCCAGGAGCGGAGCGATCCGCTGCGTAAAAAAATCGCGATTTACTTCCACGATCTTCAGTGTCAGCTCTACGAACTCAGCCGGGTTGCCAGCCACGATCTCCTCCCGGGGGCGCCCCACGCACAGCGCCACAGCGGTGAACAGCGCGTCCGCGTGGTCGACCACCAGATCCATGATCAGGCCCGCATTGATTTCGAGTTCCAGTGCTCCCACGTCACCCGAACCGCCGCGAACCGCGTTGATCACGGGCCGCAGTTCCCGCACCACCAGCGGAATCACCCCGATGGCCATAGGTTGGACGGCGATAGCCTCGTCGCCGTAGCTCACGGAGGCGCTGGCAGGCGCCAGCACCTCCATTTCATCGCTCGCAACCGCGCTCAAGCGACGACCTCCTGCACGACGACAAAGTACTTGGACAGCCCCACGCCCTTGGTGCCGTCGGTGAGCAAGGCGCCCGTGACCTCACCCGCACCGTGCTCTTCGCCGATGAGCGCGAGCTGCGCCATGACGCCACCGGTGGCCTTATGGGCCGTGATACGCACGGCCTTGCCGCTCTGCGCCTCATTCAGGCCGAGGAAGAGCATCTCGTACTGCTTGGCCGGGTTCACCAGGCCCTGAACAACCGTCTGTGCCGCGTTCGCGTAGGACACTTTCAGGTTGGCCGCGCCTAGGACAGGTTCGGCAATCGTGCTGCCGACTGGAATGAAGAGCCCGCCGTCCTGAATCACATAGTCCACCCCGGCCTCGTAGGTGGTCGAGCCCACGGCGCTCTTCACCGCGGTGACGGAGGTCGCGATCCTTGCCAGCGGCGTGAACCCGCCTTTATAGGCAACGAGGGCCTCGTCAACTACAGCACCTGCGGCGATGGTCGCCACCGTACCGCGCAGAGCCCGGGCAAAGTTTTCCGGCGAGAAGTCGTGGAACGTGTAAGCCAGTTCGCAGCCGGTCAGGCGGTCGACGCGGTTTCGCTCACCGCCACCAGGCTGGGTGTGGTCGGCCAGGGTGATTGCGTTGGTCTGCGGGCTCAGCGTCAGGGCCGAGCAGTTCCCGACCTCAACGAATGGCGCCGCGGCGCCATACTCACGGATCAGCAGCTTGCCGCTGCCCAGGTAGCTTTGGTCTTGCATGGGTGTCTCTCCAGGTAGTGCCGCCGCGCGGCCATTAACGAATAGGAATGTGGCTGGTGTAGCGAAGGAGAGCGCCGATCCAGTCGGCGCTCGCAGGCGCACGAAGCGGCTCCATTTCCAGATATGCCGGGGCACTGAACCCTTTAGGCCAAGACTGCTGTCGATTCAGCAAAACGCGCTCAATGTCGTCCACCACGTCATCCAGCGCAGCCTCTGCCGCCAGAAGCGCCTTGCGCTTCACGAGGACAGCGACGGTCGTCAGGCGATGCGTTCGGAGCAGCGCTGGATCAGTCGCCCGAACCTGCCGTTCGATGTATACGGCGACCCCGTCGTCCACTTCCTCCGGGTCCAGTTGCCCCGGCTCCAAGGTGACCACCCGACCGATGTCGGTCCGATAGCCATCACCTGTCTGCGCACCGGCCAGATTGGCTTCGAAGGCCCTCAGCAGCAGGCGACGCGGGGTAGCATCAGCCACGAGTCACCGCCCAACGGACCAACGACCCGTCATCCAGGAGCTTATCGGTGAGGACAAACCTGTCACCATCAGCCTCGACGATGCCGCCCTTTTCCGGGGCCACTTCAATGCGCTGGAAGGTCACTGCCGTGTCATAGGCGGCTACCGGCATCGGATCATCGCCAAGAGACTGGACACTGCGATCGACCATCACCGTGCAGGGGACTGCGGCACCGCCGCCCTTGGGCAGATACCGCGACAAGGGGTCAGCCATTCCAGCAGCTGCGAAAGAGGCAAACGCCCTGCTGTCAAAGTCCCGTAAGAAGTCCTTCTGACTCATGACCGCCCCCGATACTTCGATGACTCCAGGGCCTTGGAGAGCTCGCGATTGAAGTAGAAGGGCATGGTCTTGTCCCAGGCCCGCTGCGCCAAGCCGAAGATGTTGTAGCGCGGCTGGTAGGTGGCATTGCGGGTAAAGATGAAGATGCTCTTCACCGCAGAGCCGAACCCCGTGGCGATTCGCTCATAGATGCCCGGCAGCAACCGCCCGCGCTTGGCAGGCACTGCAAAGTACTCGCCACCGCGCTTACGCTTGGCACGGCGACGCTTGACGCTGGTTTCGGTCTGGTTCTGCAGCGCGTCCTGCCGTGCACCGAGCTGCGACAGAATCTGGCTGATCTGTCTCGGCCGCACGTTGCCATGGCCATCCAGATCTGCCCCACGTCCGGCCACGGCGAACATGCCTGGCGGCATCGCGCCACGCTGCTGCAGCAGCACCTCGAACCCTTTCTTCCGTCGAACGCCGCCCTCCACCTGGGGCAGGAGGTACTTGGCCGGCGGCGTGCCATTGCTGGCCTCGTCGCGCAGGTAGATCTCAGCGTAATGCCGGCTCTTGGTGGCCTTGCGGTACTGAGCTGCGCGCTGGGTCATCCGTGTGGGCCGATCGAACACCCGGCTGGAGGCGCGCTCCCACTGCTGACGGATCTCGAAAGCAGTCGCATTGCATGCCTGCATGATCGCGAATGGCAGGTTCTTGCGCTCCAACTCGCTGAAGGTACGACCCAACATGTTGTCGGCATCGACGTCGATCTTGATCTGGCTCACGGCTTCACCTCAGCGCCTTGGATGGCCCGCACCTGCTCGGCGCGTCCATTGAGGCGCTCAATGACGGCTCGCCGCTGGGCAGCAACGTCAAAGCACTGCGCGATCGGGCCTTCGGGAACAGCCTCGGTGCGGGTAAGCGCGGCCGGAATCGTCACGTATACGCGCCGCTCTACCACCACAGGCTCAGGGGTCACCGCGCACTGCGCCGGGCCTGCATCAGGCTTCGTCTGCCCACACGCAGCAAGCACGGCGGCGAGCGCCGCGACGGTCAGTAACCGGAGAATGCTGGGCATGATGCTTCCACCTCGGTCAGGGCCAGCGCACAGCGCGTTTCACGCGCTTGGCCGGCATAGCGATTCATGAACTGCTTCAACGTCTGGTTGGCATCCGCCTCGCGGGCCTCAGCTGCGGCTACCGCGGTGGCGCTCTGCCGCTTGAGCGTGGCCGCCTGGTTCTGCGCCAACGCCAGTTCAGCCTGGAGGACGCCAACGGTGCGGCCGTAGCCAGCGTTTGCCGCAGCAAGCTCCGCAACGCGCGTGTTGGCGCCCTCCTTCTGCGAGGCACAGGCAGCCGCAGCGCCTTGATACGTGGCAGCGGTAGCACGAGCATTGGCCCGCACGACCACAAGGCAGACGGAGAGCGCGATCACCACCAGGGCGAGCACGCCGATCACCCACAAGAGCGGCTTCACCGTGACCACGGAGGGCAGCTTCATCGCGCACGCTCCGTGAGGCCGGCTTCGTCCTCACGACGACCGCAAAGGCCCGCCTCCAGATTGGTGCCCCGCCACAGTCGGCACATCTGGCGAATCTGGCCCGCGATGCAATGCACGTCCCCGCCGGGCAGGCACACGTCGCGGATTGCGCGCATCTCGGTGCGCGCCGGGCCGGTCATCGAGGCACCGCGGTTGTAGACCACGGAGACCAGAGCCCCGCGCGCGTCAGCGGGAAGAGCATCGAAGCCATCAGCACCAAATGCTCGGCGCGCACTGACGTGATAGCGCGGGAGCGAGGCCACGCCGAACACGTCACTGGCAAGGCCGAATGGAACGCGCACGTCGCGTAGATCCTGCACCACGGGCTGCGCGGCAGCACCGGTGATCCCAGCGGTCGCCTGCAGGCGGGAGGCTGCAGTCAGGGCGGACCAGTCCAAGCCAATCTGCTGGCGGGTCTGGTGGCCGCCGTCGTAGCCGATGCCCCACGTCACGCCTGATGCGCCACCCGGCCAGATGGGCGCCTCATAGCGCCGCGTGTACAGCGCCTGGCTGCCAACCTCCCAGCGAACAATCAGCGCAACCGCAGCCGGCGAGATGACCGACGCCTGGGGGGCGCTGACCGCCGGTGGCAGGACCTGCTGCACTGCCTCCTGCAGCGCCACAACCACTGGCATTACTGTGCCTGCGGTGGACTCTTGCGCTGATGCAACCACCGGGGCAGCAGCGTGGGCCACCTCTGCGCGCGCCTCAGCCACGGCTGCTACCGACGCGTCAGCAGGGGCCGGCACGGACGCTGCCACCGGGGCCTGGCCGCAAGCGGTGAGCGCGGCGACCAGCAAGGCAGAGAGAACGCGGCGGGCGATCATCGGGCAATCCAGAAGAAGGCGACGAACAGGCCAACCAACCCCACCCATTCGGCGCGATCAAGCAGCAACAAGCGCCAGGCCGATCGGTCACCAGCTCGGGCGGCTTCATGCAGCTGCCGCTCTTCATCGTCGTGCAGATCGAACAGATAGGTGCGCTTGAACAGCCAGGCAGCCGCGCAAGCGGTCGCCAGATACGCGGCGGTAATCGGCAGCTGCAGCAGCTGCGCCAACACGTCGCCGCCGATGGTGCGGTCGAGCGCCCCCAGCAGGATCCAGCCGAGCAGCGCCAGGAAGATCAGGACCGGCAGCCAGACGATGAACTCCTGCCAGCGGCTGAAGAAGGAGAGGATGCGATTCATGGTGTTTTCTGCGCCTGTTCCACAGTATTGAGACGACGCTCCAGCTCGGCGATCCGCCAGATCACCCCGTTGTCCAGCTTCGCGTTGACCACCTGCACGTCGCTGGTTACCTGCTGGAGACCCTTTCCCTGCTCTGCCTGGATGCTGCGGATGTCGTTGAGCATCCAACTCACCACACTGCCTGCGATCGTCAGCACGAAAGGCAGCGCGAAGATGGCGACCTTCAGAGCCACAGACGCAAACTTGCCGTTCATGGCCCGGTCGAGCTGGGCATTTGCATCAGTGGTGCTCATCGATCCCCCTGTGTTCGTAGAAGCTCCACCACCGCACACGCCACCCGGGCATCTGTGTGCGGTGGTGGGCTGAGTGTTACGCCGCCTTGATGGCGCCTGCGCCCGGTGTGAGCTTCGCCAGCACTGCCGCGGCGCCGTTACCGGACGCAGCGATCGCGACGGCGCAGTTCTCCAGGTCGCCAGCGGCGGTTGCCGCGACGATGAACTCGCCTGCCGTGACGTCCCAGTGCAACGGCGCGCCGGCAGTGATGACCGCAGTGGACAGCTTGGGAAGCTCAAAGACGCCCTCGATCTGCGCACTGCCCTTGCCGCCGGTCGGGATATCCACCAGCGCGACGGCCAGCAGCTTTCCGACAACGGCAGCCTGCCCACTGCTGAGGTTTGCCGCCGCAGTGATGTCGATCACGACACCAGGGAATTTGTAGTTTTTCGCCATGACGTTGGTCCTCAATTGGCGTTGTTGAATGCGAAGAAGATGAGTCCAGCCGGCGGCGCACCGCCGGCCGGTCAATCACTCGCCCGGATTTCGGGCAGCGCCGCGCCAACCCACCGCGCCGACGCCATACTTGTGGACCACCTTCCAGCTCAGGCCATCCGTACGGAAGTTGGTTTCCTGCTCCAGCACCGGCGTCTGCACGCCATTGAGGAAAGCAACCTCGATGACCGGCTCGATGTTCGGATCAGCAAAGCCATACCAGCCCTTGCCCGTGCCAAGGCGCGGGGAGGTGATGATGTCGGTGAAGGTGTTGCGCGAGGTGTTGGGCACCTGGTACTTGTTGCTCACGTCCGGGTTGTACTCGGCGTTGTTCACCATCGATGCTTTGCCATGCATCGCAACGGTGCCCAGGAAGCGGGACAGCGAGATGTCGAGGTAGTCGTTACCAGCCGGATCCATCTGCATCGCAATCAACTGGCGCATGGCGTCAAACGCATCAACGCCCGGAGCCGAGCCGGTGGCAATGTTCTTGTGCTCGGCATGGAACAACGTCTTACCGTCACTCATCACCGGGCCAAGGCCGCCATTCAAGGCAAGCAGCGCGTAGACATCCTTTTCGATCGTGCGGCCCGCCGCCTGCCCAAGCGCGGTGGTAATGCGCACGAAGGAGCCCAGGTCGTCATTGACCAGCACTTCGGGCGTGATCTGCAGGATGCGGCCCTTGCGTGCGCCCTTGATGGTTTCCTTGTCCGCATCGCCCAGCACGCCGTTTTCGTACTCACCAGCCTCGTTGACCGCCTTCAGGTCGGAGAACGAGGACAGGTGGTATCGGTTGTGCGGACGGTAATCCGACAGCGTGCCAGTGGAGCAGAAGCGGTTCCAGGTGAACGCCTGCAGGCTGTAGGCACCGATGAGGATCTTGTGCAGCGTGTTCTCCAGCAGCACCGGGAAGTCGCTGGTGGTCTGCACGGCCAGAACACGGCGCGCCATTTCCTCGCGATCCATGCTGCGCGTGTTGACGCCGGCGCGGATCAGTGACTGCTCGGCCAGGCCCAGGAGTGTGGCGTTGACGAACGGATTGGCATCGCGTGCCTGGACAGCGGCATCACCGGTCAGCACACCCGCGCGAGCCAGCAAGGCGTTGACCTGCGCACGGCGCTGGTTGTCCTCTTCCGGCACCACATCGGTGATCTGCTGGCTAAAGCCGCCCGCCAGCGGCTGGCCACCCGCCGCGAGTTTGGCAAGCAGCTTCCCCTGAGCGACCTCGGCAGTGATGGCATGGTCAGCCAAGCATTCGTTTTCCAGGGCAGCCACCCCTGCGACCTCACGGAAGCCGGCGAAGATGGTGCGGATGGAGGTGCTGCGCGCAGACATGGCGGCAAGGACCTGGTCCACGGTTGCCCCGGCGGCGGCCGAGACCGGCGGAGCGGCCGGGGCAGGCGGTGTCGCCGGCGCGACCGGGGCCGGTGCTGGGGCGGAGGGCGCAGCAGCCGGAGCGGTGCCCGCCTGCGCCATGATCAGTTGGCACTGCTGTTTCATGCTGGAGTCCTCAAGTTGGGCCACGATGGCCCGCTGGTGTCCCTCGCGAAGCGAGGCAAAGGCAGACGCCGTCGTGGTCGTCTGGATACGCTGACGCAGTGCGGCGTGCACTGCGCCTTGTGTACTGGAGATGGCTGAGACGTAGGACAGCAGCGCGGCCGCAGCCACCCGGTCCGTCTCTTCAATCTGCACGTCCGGGATCACTTCATCGGCCAGTCCCAGCGCCAAGGCGTCGGCGGCAGTCAGCCAGTGGTCCTTGCGATCGGTGAGCATCGTCTCGATGTCAGCCGGATTCTTCGCACGGGCGGAATAGCTCTCCAGCATCGAGCGGCCATAGACGTCGATAGCATCGGCCCTGTCTCGCAGGTCGCCGGCGAAGCCCCAACCACCGCCCTGCGGTCCATGCAGCATCATCATGGTGTTTGCGTGCATCCGGCGCCGACTGCCCGCCATCGCGATCAGGCTGGCGATGCTCGCAGCCACACCATCGACGGTGACGATGATCGTGGCGGGGTGCTGCTTCAGCGCGTTGTAGATCGCAAGTCCGTCGGTAACAACGCCGCCATCTGAGTTGATTCGCACGTTGATCGTGCTCGCCGTGGTGCTGGCAAGCTGATCGACGATGCTGGACGCGGTTACGCCCTCCTCCCAGAAGTAGTCGCCAATGGGACCGTAGATCAACAACTCCGCTTCTCCGCCGGTGGTGTTGTTCAGGGCCAGCACCGACTTGCCTTTGGAGTCGGGCGCGATGGATTCGATATCGGCGTTGTCGAAGGCGAAGGTGGCCGCAAGGACCAGCGCTACTGCGGCGTGGAGCCGATGGGTACGAAGATGGTTCATTGCACGTCCTCAAAGGTATCGGGGATGGCTGAGCCCGAGGCGCGCGCCTGGGTGACGCCAGCGTTGCTGACTTGCTTGGGATCGCTATCCAGCGTGATGCCAAGCTCATCGGCCCAGGCGCGCTCATTTCGAATCTCTTCCAAGGTGTCGTACATGCGGCCGCCACGCTCGCTGATCACAGAGGTGAGCGAACGAATGCCGGCGCGGATCATCATCCTCAGGCCAGTGGCTTCATGAACGGGGTTGATCCAGGGCATCACGGGTGGCATGAACATCGCATCCGCCACGCTCGCGCGCGACACACCGGCGGGAATGACCAACTCACCGGACGCGATCGCTGCCTGGATGAAGCGCTCATAGATCGGCCGCACAATCTGCGAGATCACCTCGTAAGCAAGCACGCCGTACGCACCGTACTGCTCAACGAGTTCCTGCCGTTGAGCCGAATACGTACCGTTGTAGTTCTTGGACAGCGAGGAGAAAGAGACACGCATACCACCAGCGACGGCGCGAAGCTGGCCGTTCCGATACGTTTCAAGGTTCGGGTTGGGCCGATTGGTATCGACCGTGCCGACGCTCTCACCCTGCACCAGGTCATCAAACACCATGCCCGGCTGGAATCGCATGCGACGACCGCTGGGCTTGCTATCGCTGTCCGCGTAGCTCTGAGGATCACCCTTGATGATGAAAGCCGCCATGCTGGCGGCGATCTTTGCAGCTACCCGCTCCGACTCCTCGTAGTCCTTCAGGTCATCCAGACGGGTGAGCACTGAGGCGAGCAGGCTGACGCCACGCACCTGGCCGATGCGGTCCACCATCTTGGCGTGGTGCACGAAGTCCGCGCTGACCCGCTTGATCTGCGGCATGAGCACGTTCGGATCGCCAGGGTGCTGCTTGTACAGGTGGTAGGCGACCGGACGATTCCAAGCGTTGCGCTCTACGCCATGCAGAATGTTCCGGATGGAGTCGTTCAGATCGAGCGGCAACATGTCCGGTTCGATCATCTCGATGCTGTACGGGACGATGGTGCCGTGGTCCAAGAAGGC